TCAGGCGTTTTTTTGTTGGCCTGTCAGCATAATGCCCGGTACTGCCACAACAGGCTTAAATCGCTTGAAAAAGCGCATGTCGACAGGTGTGGCGGTATTTGCTCCATGCCTGAGCATGGGTCCCTCTATCGCTAATTCTGATGAGACATATTATGAGCACGAAATATACGGCTCTGCTTACCCAGGTGGGAGCCGCCAGACTGGCTAATGCTATCGCGCAGGGAAAACAACTGGAAATCACCCTGATGGGTGTGGGGGATGGCGGCGGCGTGCTGCCAACACCGAATTCTACCCAGACGGCGCTTATTAATGAAAAACGGCGCGCCGCGATTAATTCGTTGAATATCGACCCCACTAATGCGAACCAGATTATTGTCGAACAGGTGATCCCGGAAAACGAGGGTGGATTCTGGCTGCGGGAAATTGGTTTGTACGATGAAGATGACAATTTGATCGCGGTGGCTAATTGCCCGGAAACCTATAAGCCGCAGTTGCAGGAAGGTTCTGGCCGTGTACAGACGGTACGTATGATTCTGGCTGTCAGCCAGGTTGATGCGGTGTCATTGAAAATTGACCCGGCGGTAGTGTTGGCCAGTCGGCAATATGTCGATGACAAGGACGTATCTTCGTTGGCGTATACCGATACGAAAGTCACGGAGGTTAAGTCATATACCGACAATGGATTAGCCGCACATATTGCTGCTGTGAATCCACACAAGCAGTATGCGCCGATTGAAAGCCCGGTATTTACCGGTAATCCCACGGCACCGACACCACCTTTATTTGATGCGGATAGCAGTATTGCGACTACGGCGTTTGTGCATTGATCGCTGGGTAATCTTTCTGGGTGTGTGGCAGATTACAGAATCGGCCGGGCTTATCGTTGTGGATGCTTTTGGGCGGTTTGTTGTGTTCGATTTTACGCCGGTGTTAGACTGTTTTTGCCTGATGCGCCTTTACTGTCCCGGCGGGGTAATCGACGTTGCGTATTTCATCAAGACGGTCTGGATGTGTTATCGGTCTCTGTGGCGGGTAACCAGCCTTTTGGGTTCGACGTATTCCCTGATTGGGTCGTTCAGTATGGTATTGCAGAGCTGAACTTGTGTTCGCTTGCTGTCGACTGGTGTCGATAGTTGGACGATGTCTCAGGTGGGGTTGTCCCACTTGCTGTTATTGCTGGATCTCTCCGTTGCCTTGGCTGCAGTGTATGGTTCTCACTGGTTGGCTTACCTGTCAGGTGTCATTCGTTCGAGTGGGGAATGCTGGCGATGTCACCCAGCGTTGGCACATGTTTATCCATCAGGGTTGTTTGCCGATTTGCGTTGCGAGTTTATTCGTGGCTGGGCTGTTTTGCGCGGGGTATCTGGTGCCATCAGGACGGGGATTTCTGCTGAGGCGTTTGTTAATTCGTCGTTTGAGGGAGCATCTAATGTGGGGGCAACCTGGTATTACTCATCAGGTTTGCCGGTTTCTGGCTGCATCATCAGTTATCTGGCTGTAGGATTTTAATTATGCGTTATTTTTCCCCTTCAACTCGTGGTTTTTATCTTTCAGAGATTCATGGTAATGCTATGCCGTCAGATGTGGTTGAAATCAGTGATGATGATTATCAGACATTGCTGACCAGACAGGCGGCTGGACATATTATCCAGTTTGATGCGTTATCAGGTAAGCCGGTTGCGATACCGATCCCAGAGCCATCTGCTGATGAATTAGCTAAGGTGGCAATAGCCACTGCCGGGCAAGAATTACAGGCACGTCGATCGGTGGCAACATCGCGGATTACGGAGTTAATGTATGCTGATGAACTGGGTATCGCTACTGATGCAGAGAAAAGTGCATTACCCGAGTGGAAACGATATTTGGTATTACTCAGCCGCATTGACACTACTACTGCACCAGATATCGACTGGCCGGATTTACCGAAGAAATAAGTTTAACGCCAGCATTTAAAATGCTGCGGATTGTATTTATTTTTTAGATATTTTATAAAACAGAATGGACTTCTAAATTACATCGTTATTTCTTTAATTTGGAATGTTTACTCTTTTCTATTTTTCCCGCCTTAATGGCGGGTTTATTTTTATCTGCACTGTTGTGCTATGGCAGATACAACCCCCGTCAGACGATTTACCCCCTGTCCCTTTGCATAATGTTGTCAGAGGCAACAACAACATGAAATGGTTTGCAAAAGCAGGTGGTGATTCTTGCTGTGCATTATGGCGATACAACGTGACTGTTTAAGGTAACCCGGAAGGAAAATGGTATGGCGGCAAAATATATAGCATTGCTCACGCAGGTGGGGGCGGCGAAACTGGCGAATGCTACGGCATTAGGGAAAATACTGAATATTACCCATATGGGGGTGGGGGATGGCGGCGGTAACCCGACAACGCCTAATCTGGCTCAGACGGCATTAATTAATGAAAAACGTCGGGCGGAATTAACGACCCTGAGCGTGGACCCCGCTAATCCAAACCAAATTATTGCCGAGCAGATAATTCCAGAGAATGAAGGAGGGTTCTGGCTGCGTGAAATCGGGTTATATGATGCGGATGGGGATTTGATCGCGGTCGCCAACTGCCCGGAAACCTATAAACCGCAGATGCAGGAAGGCTCTGGTCGTGTACAGACGGTGCGTATGATTCTGGCTGTCAGCCAGACTGACGCAGTGTCATTGAAAATTGACCCAGCGGTGGTGTTGGCAAGTCGGCAGTATGTTGATGATCAGGCGATTCAGGTCAAGGTTTACGTTGATAATCAACTTGCAGCTCACATTGCCGCTGTAAATCCACACAAGCAGTATGCACCGATTGAAAGCCCGGTATTTACCGGTAATCCCACTGCGCCGACACCACCTTTATTTGATACGGATAGCAGTATTGCGACTACGGCATTTGTGCAAAGATCGCTGGGGAATTTGCAGGGTGTATACCAGATAAAAGAATCGACCACGCTTACCCGTGATGCGTTTGGGCGCTTTATTGAAGTCATTTCACCCGGTATTACACTGACCTTGCCTGATGCAACCCTATGTCAAGGCGGGGTAATCGAGTTGCGTAATGCCAGCGGGGGTGTGCTATCGGTCTCTGGGGCGGGGAAAAGCATTTTGGGTTCCGTAACCCCTGTGGGGTCGGACAGTATCGTATTGCAGAGCGGAACTTATGTACGCTTACTGACGACGGGGGGCGATTGGCGTGTCTCAGGTGCCAATCTCCCACTTGATGAAATTGCGGGTATTCCATTGCCTTGGCCGCAGTCTATGGCACCCACTGGCTGGCTTAAATGTAACGGTCAGTCGTTCGATAAAAACCTATATCCCAAGTTGGCACAGGTTTATCCATCAGGCTTGTTACCCGATTTGCGTGGCGAGTTTATTCGTGGCTGGGATGATGGGCGCGGGGTAGATGCGGGGCGTGTAATCATGAGCGGTCAGGGCGACGCTATCAGAAATATTTCCGGGTTTATAAACGGGACGTTTTTGCGGCTGGACACATACCAGGGTGCTTTTTTTGATAATGGGAATCGCAATTCGTCAGTACCAACATCATACCAGGCTGGTAACACAAATGATGATATCGCGTTCGATGCGTCACGCGTCGTGCCAACCGCCCCAGAAAACCGACCGAGAAACATCGCCTTTAATTACATTGTGAGAGCAGCATAGTAAGCGAAAGATACTCTGTTTATGAAATAAATATCCTCTCAGAATAATGATATGTTGAATATTCTATTCAGTATGTACTAACTGAATATATCTCTCTTCTCCTACCCGCCTTAATGGCGGGTTTATTTCTATCTGCGTTGTTGTGCCATAGCAGATACAACGCCCATCAGACGATTTACCCCCCATCCCTTTGCATAATGTTGTCAGAGGCAACAACAACATGGAATGGCTTGCAAACACAGATAGCGATTTCCGCTGTGATGATTGCGATATCAGATAACGATTTAAGACGATGCAAAAGGAAAATGGTATGACGGTGAAATACATGACATTGCTCACCCAGGTGGGAGCGGCGAAACTGGCGAATGCCACGGCATTAGGAAAAATGCTGAATATTACCCATATGGGGGTGGGGGATGGTGGCGGTAACCCGACAACGCCTTACCCGACACAGACGGCATTAATTAATGAAAAGCGCCGGGCGGTATTGAATGCACTGAGAGTGGATCCTAATAATCCAAACCAGATTATTGCCGAACAGGTGATCCCAGAAAATGAAGGTGGGTTCTGGCTGCGTGAAATCGGGTTATACGATGCGGATGGGGATTTGATCGCGGTCGCCAACTGCCCGGACACCTATAAACCACTGTTGCAGGAAGGCTCGGGTCGCGTGCAAACCGTGCGTATGATTCTGGTGGTCAGTAACACCAGTGCGGTTACCCTGAAAGTAGACCCATCGGTAGTGCTGGCAACCCGCCAGTCGGTTGATGACAAGGCGATTGAGGTGAAGGCCTACGCCGATACGCTGATGACCAGCCATGTGAGTGAGGCGAATCCACACAAGCAGTATGCACCGATTGAAAGCCCGGTATTTACCGGTAATCCCACGGCACCAACACCACCGTTATTTGATGCCGATAGCAGCCTTGCGACTACCGCGTTTGTGCAAAGAGCCTTGGGTAATATGAGGTCGGTATTGGGTGTCAAAGAAAGCCAGGTGTTAACCGGTGAGGCGTTTGGTTGCTTTATTGAAGCCCAAGTGGCAGGTATTACGATTACGTTACCGAACGCGTCCCTTTGCGTCGGTGGGGTTATTGAGTTTAATAATGGATCCAATGGAGCGGTGACGATTTCTGGTGCAGGATTGAATATTCTGGGGCCTAATAACCCATCTGGCTCAAATACGATGACGGTTAAAAGTGGGACGAATATAAAATTCCTCTCCACGGGGCCACAGTGGCGTGCGATTGGTGGTGTGGGTGTTGCGGGTGCAGGGTTGAATGGTTATCAAATTTTACCGTCCGGCATTATTATGCAATGGGGGACTGGGGTAACGTTAGGCGCGGGAGTTATCAATCAGTTATTCCCCATTGCCTATCCTAACAATATCTTCTCCGTCGTTATTACAGAAAATGATGCTGTTGGCTGGAATTATGCTGGGGTGACAGTGTATGGGCAAAGTAATAGCACAAAAGAAATGCTGAAAGGCTATGGTGCCTTTGTTCGTAATGGTGGTTCCGTTGAGTTCACTTCGGGTATTTCATATAAGTTTATTGCAATAGGGAATTGAGGTGTAATATGTTTTACTCTAAATCGTCTAATGGTTTTTATAGCCGTGAAATTCATGGTGTTAATGTTCCTGATGATGTTATTGAAATCAGTGATGATGATTATCAGGACTTATTAAGCCAACAGGTTCTTGGTAACGCTATTGTGTTTGATGAATCAACCCAAAAACCGATAGCGGTTACACCCGCATCACCATCGCAAACACAGTTGGCGGAGGCCGCACGGCGACAACGAGATAACTTGTTGACTACCAGTGACTGGACGCAAGCGCCTGATGCCCCAGTAGATCAACAGGCCTGGCGCTCATATCGGGAAGCACTGCGCAAGATTCCTGAACAGACAGGATTTCCCGTCACTATTGAATGGCCATTATTACCCGAAAATAAATAACCGTATTTTTCTTTTTTAGTTTTTCTCATCGTCTTTTTTATTTTTCCCGCCTTGATGGCGGGTTTTTTTCACCCGTGTTGTTGTGCCATAGCCGATACAACGCCAGCCAGACGATTTGCCTGCCCTCTCTTTGCATAATGTTGTCAGAGGCAACAACAAAATGAAATGGCTTGCAAAAACAGACGGTGGTCTTCGCGGTACGGATTGCGATGCCATATGACGGATTAAGCTGACCTGAAAGGAAAATGGTATGACGGTGAAATACATGACATTGCTCACCCAGGTGGGAAGGGCGAAACTGGCGAATGCTGCAGCATCTGGAAAAATGCTGAATATTACCCACATGGGGATAGGCGATGGGGGCGGTAACCCGACAACGCCTGACCCGGCACAGACGGCATTAATTAATGAAAAACGCCGGGCGGTATTGAATGCGTTGAGAGTGGATCCTAATAGTCCAAACCAAATTATTGCCGAACAGGTGATCCCGGAGAATGAAGGGGGGTTCTGGCTGCGTGAGATCGGGTTATATGATGTGGATGGGGATTTGATCGCGGTCGCCAACTGCCCGGACACCTACAAACCGCAATTGCAGGAAGGCTCTGGCCGCGTGCAAACCGTGCGTATGATTTTGGTGGTCAGCAATGCCAGCGCCGTTACCCTGAAAGTGGACCCGTCAGTGGTGCTGGCAACGCGCCAGTCGGTTGATGACAAAGCCATTGAGGTGAAGGCCTACGCCGATACGCTGATGACCAGCCATGTGAGTGAGGCGAATCCACACCAGCAGTATGCACCCATTGAAAGCCCGGCATTGACGGGAATTCCCACCGCGCCGACCGCAGTGGCAGGAACGACCACAGCACAATTGGCAACGACGGCGTTTGTGGCGGGGGCGGTGAATGCGCTGTCAGATAAAAACGACAACAACATCAAACTAAAACTGGATATTAATGACATCGTCGGTATTCCACTGCCCTGGCCGCAGGCTAACGTGCCTTCGGGCTGGCTCAAATGTAACGGTCAGGCGTTTGATAAAAACATGTATCCACGGCTGGCACAGGTTTACCCGTCAGGCGTATTGCCGGATTTACGTGGTGAATTTATTCGTGGTTGGGATGATGGGCGCGGAGTAGATAGTGGTCGAGCTATTTTATCTGGTCAGACTGGGTCACTAGTGACAGGTGATATTGGTAATAATATTAATATGGCAACGATAAATTTTTCTGTTGATATGGAAAATAGAGGGAAACTAGGTTGGGACCTTTCAGGTTTAGATGCAAGTCATTACCCGGATCTTAGGGTTAATGTCGTTGCTGGCACGTTAACTGCTGCAAATCCGTATAAATATTGTGGTGTTTCTCGCCCCCGAAATATCGCTTTTAGTTATATCGTGAGAGCGGCTTAATATTCTATGGGTCGGTTTTTCTAACTGATTTTTCTTTGTTTAATATATTTGGTGTTAGTTTTTCTATTTATGGGTATATAGCAGTCAATTTATTGTTTCTGTTGTGCCATAGTAGAAACAACGCCATCAACAGGTAATTACTTTAGTGTTTTCGCATAATGGTTGTGAGAACGCAGAACGAACATTCGGCCCTGGTATTACGGCAATACTTTTGCCGCTGACTCTATTTTAAATTTATTCAGACGAGATAAACGATGGGAACCAAATATTTTACGATTCTCACCCGTATCGGTGAGGCGAAATTAGCGCAGGCAATCTCAACCGGAAAACCGCTGGAAATCACCCAGATGGGCGTGGGGGATGGCGGTGGCGTATTACAGGCACCGGACCCGACGCAGACCACGCTGGTGAATGAAAAACGCCGGGCGGTAATTAATTCCCTGAGTGTGGACCCGGATAACCCTGGTCAGGTCATTGCCGAGCAGGTGATCCCCGAAAATGAAGGGGGTTTCTGGCTGCGCGAGATAGGGCTTTATGATGCGGCCGGTAATCTGATTGCGGTGGCAAACTGCCCGGAAACGTATAAACCGGAACTGAAGGAAGGGTCGGGCCGAATTCAGACGGTGCGCATGATCCTGATCGTCAGCCGTACCGATGCCATCACTTTAAAATTTGACCCGACGGTGGCACTGGCGACACGGCGTTATGCCGACACACTGCTGGCCGGGCATCTTGCTGAGCCTAACCCGCATTCGCAGTACCTGTTGATCAATGAGTTTGTGGGGATCCCACAGCCCTGGCCGCAGGCGACCGCCCCGGCGGGCTGGCTGAAATGTAATGGTCAGCCGTTTGATAAAACTGTTTATCCCCGGTTAGCGCAGGTCTACCCGTCGGGAGTCTTGCCGGATTTGCGCGGTGAGTTTATTCGTGGCTGGGATGATGGGAGGGGGATAGAGTTCGGGTAGATCATTGCTATCTATGCAAGAGTCTACGTGGATACAACCAGATTTAGAAAACGGTACTACTGCATCAGCTATCGTTCTTGGGAATACTGAGCGTGGTTTTGATTTATCAATGACAGGAGCACTGAGCAATATTCCGGGAGCTACGTCGAATGGATCAAGAGGTAAATGGTATATCAGGCCTCGCAACATCGCCTTTAACTACATCGTGAGGGCGGCGTAATGACGATATCGACGCAGAACGTGCGCGCAGTGCTGGCGGCAGAGGGGCTGGCCACTCAGGCAGGCTGGTTGCGGGTGTACCACGTGGATGTGTTAACCCGTGAGTATGATGGTTACAGCGATGAATACCTGATGGTTGGTACCGGGATTCCCGCCCATAGCTACGCCGATGAGCCGCCACAGCCAGCGGTGGAAGGGCAGGCGCTACGGCGTTCATCTGACGGCCGGCAGTGGGAATGGGTGCCTGATTTACGTGGGCAGATCGCTTATGACACGCAGACCCGTCAGCCACAGGTGGTGAGTGAGCTGGGTGCGTTGCCCGCAAACCTCACCCTGCTGCCACCTGCCAGTGCGTTTGACCGTTGGGAGGGGGCGCAATGGGTAACGGATACGGCGGCCTATCAGGCAAGCCTGGCGCAATCGGCCCGACAGGAGTATGACGCCCGTCGCCAGATAGCGCATGACCGCATTCGCGAGCTGACCTATGCGCAGGAACTGGACATCGCCACCGAGCAGGAAACCGAGGCGCTTAAAAGCTGGAAAATCTATCTGGTGCAGTTAAGTCGCGTCGATTTGAGTCATACACCGGACATCGACTGGCCGACCCCACCATCACACTGATGAGACGCTACACCCGTTCGGAATAACGCGGCGTTGTTATTCCGAACGGGTTGTTTTTTGCTACCCCATTCGAATGCGTTATCCCTCCAGGGTCTTATCGCTCGTTCCTGTCACTGGCCGTGTAGTGATGATGATGTTGTGCCATTGCTGCCACATCCGTATGAGCGGGTGATTTGACGGGCCATCAGCATAATGGTTGTCAGACGGCAGACAGGACGGCGCACGCTTGCCGTGTGCGGATTCTCCCCGACCACTGCCTGACCTTTTCCTTTACATTCATGCTGATGAGAGAAACGATGGGAACGAAATATTTTACCTTGCTCACCCAGGTGGGTGAGAAAAAGCTGGCGGCGGCGATAGCCGCAGGAAAAGCGCTGGAACTGGCCCAAATGGGCGTGGGGGATGGCAACGGTGTACTCCCCACTCCCGATCCGCTGCAAACCAAATTGGTCAATGAAAAGCGACGTGGGGTGATCAACTCGCTAACGGTTGACCCGGACAACACCAGCCAGATGATTGCCGAGCAAGTGATCCCGGAAAACGAAGGGGGATTCTGGCTGCGTGAAATCGGGTTGTACGATGTTGATGGTGACTTGATTGCGCTCGGTAACTGCCCGGAAACCTATAAACCGGAACTGAAGGAAGGATCGGGCCGGGTGCAGACGGTGCGCATGATCCTGATTGTCAGCCGTACCGATGCGATAACGCTGAAATTTGACCCAACGGTGGCGCTGGCGACACGGCGCTATGCCGATACCTTGCTGGCCGACCATGTCGCTGCCGTTAACCCGCATAAGCAGTATGCCCCGATTGAAAGCCCGGTATTTACCGGTACTCCTGCGGCACCGACCGCTGTAGCAGGAACGAGTACGACACAACTGGCAACAACCGCCTTTGTAGTAAATGAAATTAATAGTGAATTTACGGAATACCATCTTGATAGTGTATTTTCAGCCATCGATGTCGCTAAAAAACGACGGATTATGCAAGGAAAGGGCTCAGGAGTATTTTCTAATGGTACTGTGATATTCACGTTACCATTAGCATTCAGCAATGCCTATTTTTCATTTATTGCTATTGATGTGGGGAATGGCGCAATTAGCTTTGCGGCAACGCCAGCAGGTGCAGGAACCGTAACTCTTTATGCACGACATGTTGTTAATGGTGCACTGATTAATGGGACATTTGATTTTAAATATATTGCAATGGGGGAAATCTAATGTTTTATGCAGCTGATACGGGTTTTACACTTGAATGTATTTCAAATAAACAAGTGCCTGTGACTGATGAGGTATGGTCTGAATTAATTCAGGGGCAAGCATCAGGAATGGTAATTACAACTGACCATAATGGTTACCCTGTATTAATAAATGCTCCCCAACTGACATCCTCGCAAGTAGTTGCGAATGCCCAGGCAATGAAAAGCAAACTATTTTCTGACGCTGCATTAGTAATTGCCCCATTTCAGGATGCTGTTGATCTTGGTATGGCAACAGATCGTGAAGTTACGCTATTAGCTGAGTGGCGGAATTATCGTGTGCTTTTAAATAGAGTTGATATATCAACCGCACCCGATATCACCTGGCCTGTTCCTCCTGCGGCGTAA